TCGTTTATATCATAAACTAGATCTAGTAAGCCGTCAATACATAATAAACCTATATTGCTATTTATTATGCATATACGAGTAATTAAACTTATTATTTCATCGACGTTTAAAGATCTGGCAGAATAAGCTTTAAAGTTACTTAGACTAGATAATTTTTTATTTATTGTATTTTCTAATCTACCCAATGACTGATGCAAATCATACATGCTCTGTTCAGTATCTAACAGGACAACTAAATTTTTATCTTGTTTTAAACTGGTAGTAATACTCCAGATATTATCATAAGTTACAGCTGATGCAATAAAGGCATGCAAGAAAGTTGTTTTTCTCGCTTTAGGCTTACCTGTTAAAATCATTAATGATCCATAAGTTAAAATAATTTTATCTTGTATTTTAAATATTACTTCCTGTGTTACTGGCTTATCTAGATCTACTAGGTAATTGTCAATATTAATAGCTTCTGGTATTGCTATCAATGGTTTTGTTTGTTTGTTTGATTTAGGTCTTAGCATTAAAATAAAAATTAGCTATAGGTAAAAAAAATGATATATCTATTCACCTCACGTGAGGTGAATAGATAAAAAGTAAAAAAAGTTTAAAAATTAATAGTCAGATAATTTGCCCCAGATAACATTGGACCAATCACCACCGAGATGCTGAATATATTTTTTTGCTATTTTTAGCTGCTCTTGATTTCGTTTGTCATTGTTTGGATCAACTCTAAGATGCTGCTGTACTATTTCATCGTAATGCAGCACAATGGTGCAAAAATCATCTAATATAGCTAGATCTTGTTTAAATTTTTGTTTATCAATAGTGTTTAAATTTTGTGATTCAGTTTCCAATTGATCTAATAAATTATTGTAAACATCCATTGTTTTAGCTAGCAATTTTCTAGCTTGTAAAATTTCATTATTCATGATCTGTAAACTTTTCTAAAAAATATTGCCTACCATCAAATTGTAAAAAAAATGGAATAGCAGTTCCAGCATCAAAACTATCTATGATTAAATATTGTTCAGCATATTTTAAAACATCTATATGCTTAATAAAAAATTTCATAAATTCGCTATTAATAGTTTCTTGATCATTTTGGTATACTTTTTTTAAAAAATCTAAAACATATACCAGTTCTTGCATTGGTGTTTTGATAATCATAAAATTAATTGTTTAGGTTTTACAACTTCAAAATTTATTATCTGGTTAATTGGTATTAATGTTTCTGTGCGTAAATTATCTTTTTCAGAATATAGATAGACAGCTGGTATACTACCAAATGTAACAAATCCACCAAATTTACCCACCACAATAACATCTTCCATACAAATTAAATGTACTTCTTTGCCTAAAGGCATAAAAAATTGATCTTGCATAAAATTAATTATTTAAAACGTAAGTTAAAAATTGCCTATAATCTCTTTTCTCACCATAACCAATTAATAGACGTTCCCACAAAATTGGGTTATGTTCAGCACAATTAACGCAAGCTGTAACAAATGCATCTACAGATATTGTTCCTAGTCTTAAACTAAACCATTCATCAGCATATACAGGTATTTGCAATGAATCAGATTTAACCAGTGCTGCATAAATACGTTTATGCATTGGTGGTAGAACAACATCATAAAGTCCAATATCTTGCCTATCAGATATCTGGACTGCATTAAACCATTGCTGGTTACGATCTACAAAAATACTTTGGCTGCTCTCGGCATCACTAGATAATAGATGCTCTAAAGTTTCTGCAATAATAACGTAAACGTCAATTGCACTTCTAAAATTGAATTTAAATTCCATGATTTATAAAATAATATGGCACAATACTATAAAAAAAAACCCAAACTAAATAGTTCGGGAAGAAAAAAAAGTGTATTATTTTTTAAAAATTGTTTATAACTTAAGTAAACTTTTCAGTTTTAAGTATTGCAAATTTTCATTGGCTTTTAATGTGCCTACCTTAGTTTTGGCAAAGTCTGGATGGTTTTTAATTACGTCTAAACCAGCAATAATACCATCAAAAGGAGTGCTGTATTTGTTGAAAACATTTGAATTTTTACTTTTAACAGCAAAAAAATTATTAAACTTAATTAGTTTTGGATCACCTTTAGTAATATCATAAGACAATTTTAATAGGGCCAAAGGATTAATAGCTGATTTTAATGCTATAGCACTAAAAAAAGTTAAATATTTCATTGCATATATATTAAAAGGTATCATGACCAAAGTATTAAATTAGCGTAATATCCAGCAGTTCCTTTTTGATTGATATCCTTTGCATGTCGCAATTTATACATTTTTTTCCTTTCATTTGCATAAGCAAGGCCATATTCTTTTATATATATAGAATAGTCTTTATATCCAGCGGCACCGATTGAAACAATTTTATATCCATTTTTGTAAACATCAATTTTTTTGTTTTTATTACTAGATGGATATATCTCAACTTTTAAAAATTTAGCAATTTTTTTTTGTCTGGCTGTAATTTTATACATTTATCTTTTTATGTAATAAAAAATTAAGGCCCCAATAAAGATTAAAGGCAAAGATATAATTAGTCCAGTTGCTGGGTTAATAAAGCTGCTAACTTTCTTTAAAGCTTTTGTTTTACCTTCTGTAATTGCTTTGCTTGTATCTTTACCAAAACCAGCATTTGCATTGTAAAAAGCATTTACAGCTGTTTTAGCATCCTTAAAATCATTTATATTGTTAGCACCATACCTAGCTTTAACTATTGCTGCATTGTTTTTAAAGTTTCTTACAAAATATGCAGCTGCAACTTTAGCAGCTATTTTAGGATCATTTACAAGATCAGGATTTTTAACAAGGTCTAAACCTAGTATTTCACTATATTTTTTATATTGGCTTTTATAGGTTAGCTGGTTGTATCCTCTACCACGATAGGCAAATCCTTCTGTAGGTGAATTACCAAACTTACCACCATAAACAAAATTAAAAAACTTTACAGGATCCTTTTTAAGTGTATTTAATTCAGCATCAGATAAAGATCCTGTTTTATCTGTGAATATACCTCTTATTCTAGAATTAGATGTATTGGCATAGGTTATTTCTGTTTGTGGTTTAAAACCACTTTCTTTATCTATTACAGCTAATATAGCTGCTATAGAATACTGATTATTTATACCAGCAGCTTTTAGTTCAGCAATTACTATATCTTTATTAGTAGCCATAATTAAATAATTTATTATAATTGTTATCTGTTATTTCAGGTGCATCATTAAATCTTTCTATTTGTCTGCTTATTTCCGTCAAAGTATCAAAGTTTAATTTATTATCATTATCTCTGGGTTGTAATTTGGTGATCAATGCACTTTCTAGATTTTCTGCATTTACAGGTGTTTTACAAAAAATTACTTTAATTTTATAATCTTTATTAATAAAATATTTGCTCATATATGTAACTCTTTCTATTCTTTGCATCCTTTTATTGTCTGGATGTCTTTTATCGTTCCACTTTTGAAAGTGTCTGTATAGTGTTTTTTTTACATCTGTACGAGAAAAACCTACATAAACTATTTTTTTATCTTCATATATTACATATACTCCTATACCAGTTTTATTTAAAGTCGGTGTATTACGTTTTTTTTTATTATCGTAATTTATATAAGGATAAAATAATTTAGTTTTTCTCATACTAATTTATATTGTTTGTGGTATTGGTGGTGGTATTGGTGGTGTATATTGTCCTGTAGGCAAATTTAATATATATGCATATTGTGTTGCTGCAACTTCTGTTTTATCTTCATCAGATAAAAATAAAAACCATATTCCATTTATGTCTTGCACACAATTGAAAAATTGATATTCTGAATAATATACACCCTGTATATTATTATATTGTTGATTTGTTAAAATATAACCTATCATTATACTTGTCTGCTTAAAGATGTTTGAAATGCTTGTATTGTTGTGTAATGATTGCTTTGCTCTGTTGGTGTCATACCTGTACCAATAGAGGCATAAGAGCATTGTCTAGCAGAATAACCGCTTCCAGTATTGTAAGCACCCACATAAATATTTCTGGCTGTTGCTAGACCTGTACTTACTGAAGCATCAGTAAATATAGCGGTACTATTTCTGTATAGTATTGATGTTGTTGAATTAATCCTATTCGCTTGAAATAAAGCAGCAGTATTTATAAATCCCGCGTTTGGTCCTAATAGATTAGAATTAACAGCCCTGTAACAATCTGTAGCTACATTATATTGGGGCGCAATTAACAAACCATTTGGTGTGTTTACTCCCATCTCAACACTAATTATTCCAGTACTATTACTTCTTGAATAATAACTTATTTGTGTGCTATTTTGTAATAAGTTAGCATTTGGTTCTAAAAAGGTATCCATATATGTACTTGTTGCATTGGGAGTTGCCCCAGTACTTGCAAAAGTCCAACCACTTGTAAAACTACCAGTAAATGAACTGCTTTTTAAATTTTGTGCGCACGCTGCTGCACTTGCACCCACCATCGGATAAATTGCTTGCATTCCTGCCCATAAACCAAAACTTTTTAAATCTAAAACTAAAGTATTTGTAGCTGTTTGTTCTATTGCAGACAATGATCCACCAGCAGCTGTAACCCTATTAAAAAAAGCTTGTGCATCCGGATCAATTGCAGTTCCAGCTGCAATTTTTTTTACACTTCTATCAATTCCTAAACCTAGTTTAAGCATTTTTAGTATAGTGGATTAGCCATACATTTTGCATGACCAGATATTAAAACTACTTTAGAAAAGTAACCATATAACAAAGTACCAGCTGGAATTGATAGTCCAGACAAAGCAGCTAGATCTACATCTGTACCAGCTGCATCAAATTCTCTGGTATTACCAGCTGTAACATTTAATACAGTAGCTGCAATAATTTGAATGCATGTATAATATTTACCAAGCGGTGTTGTAGTATGTCCAGTATCTAAATAATAATTGCTACCCCACAAACCTAAACTAGCTAATGCTAATGGATCTGATATTGTTGTTGTATTAATTCCTCCAGTAGTTGACAAACTTAATGCAACATACTTATTGTTTGTTTTGTCTATTCCACCAATTGGAATTACAGGATCACATGTTTTAGATGTTGATCCAGCTCCTCTGTTGTTTGAATTTTGTGTGATCATCTGGCTGAGTATATTAAAACTACTAATCTAGCATTGGTTACTGAACATGCATCAAAAGTATTAAACAGCATTTGGTATCTGGTTATATCTTGCATGTTGTATTCAAAAGTTTTTAAACTTGAATTTGGTAATAAAATATAATTGTTTATTGTAACACTACAATTACCTGTATTGATAAAACAATATCCTAGTGTTGTTTCATCTCTAAATACATATTCAGCTGTATTAGTGCTGGAATACTCAACACTATCAATTACAAATTTATTCATCTTTTTTCTTATTAGGTACGATTAATTTATATATAGTAATTACTCCAATAAGTACATTAACTATTAATTGTGTTAATTGTGCTACATCAAAATTTAACATAGAATGTGTTACTAATGTTGTAGCTTCTGTACTAGCTATGCCAACTGCTGCTGTTGTAATTATACTTACTTTATCTTGTATCATTTTGTGTTTAGTTTTATTTTATAGTATTTAGCAACGTCATGAATAATTAGATCAACTAATTCAATATCAAATTTGCGTTCTAATATAGATCTTAATCTTTTTATTTTTTCACCAATTTTATCAGCTGGCTGTACGTTTTCTTTTTCAAACCATATATCTAGTGCATGATCAAGATATTCACGTTTAAAAAACTTTATTAGCATCCTTACAATCATTTTTACTAATGTTGGGTGCTGTGTTGTTTTATTATTCATGTACTGGCTTAATACCTCTACATGCTGGTTTAAATGATATTCAATTTTTTGGTCCATAATATTATTTTTTTTCTATTCCTAATGGTTTAGTGCCAATTATATTTATTACTTCATACAATTCACTATCAGATAAATTTGATTTTAATGTAGTTAATAAATCTTTATTGTAAAGCTTTTTATATGCATCTACCAAACTAGCAACTTGCGTTTGATATCTTAATGCTCTAAATGCTGCATAAATAGCCTCTTCATCATCATTAAAAGTACCAAATGCATTATATATTTTTTTAGCTATAATGTTTGAATCATTAAAAGTTAAAAGCTTTATTGTTTGTGTAGATTTTATAGTTTTTTGTAAACTTGCAATACCAGCCCAGATATTATTTTTTTTCTCTTGCTCTTCCAAAAACTTATCACCTTGTCTTTCTTCTTTAGATGGACCAAAAAATTTGTTATAAGCAAAAAAACCACCTATAGCTAGGGCCGCAATAATTACTAAATTAGGATTTAATTTATTCATACCATTTTTCTTAAATTTTGTATCACCATTGTAAAAAATTGCGGCTGGGTTGTAGCCAGTTTGTAAAATCTTACTATATCTTCGTCAATCTCTGGGTGGATCTTTCTAAATTCGATTAATAGATTGTCTGTTTCTGGTATTCCGTTTATAGCAAAATTACCAGCTGCTGGTGCATTTTGTTTTGTTAGCATCCCTAAAACAACATCAACTATTGTATCTATTTTGCCTATCAATGCACCATTAATAGCTTCTGTGAATGTTGGCTGCACAGCTGCACCAACTTCTTCATCTTCATCTTCAGATAGTAGTTCATCCATTTTTTCCTCTAAACGATCTATCTGTGCTTTTAAAGTTGCATTTTCTGTAGCAACTGCTATATATTTTTCTACATCCATACTATTGGATTGATTATTTTCTTTTTTATAAAATGCTCCAGTAGTGGCGGCAACATCCCTATGATGAAATGCTACAGCCACTTTAACAACTGGAGAAAGTTTTGCGTTTGTTTCTGTACTATAAGTACCAAATAATTCTAGCTTATAATCTCTGAAATTGTTTTCTTCGATAGTATCAATTACAAATTCATTAAAATCTTCTATAAGATCTTCTTTAGTTTCGTTTTCTTTAGATACATGAATATATAAAGTTTCTGATCCTTTTGATAATTTGATCTTTTTAAAATCAAATTTACTAATGTATTTATTTATTTTCTCAATTCCGACAATTTCAGCAGCCATAATTTATTTTGAATAATATACGTTAAATAAGAATGATTTTGCTGCGTAACTTGCAATACCAGCTGAATCAGTCAAAAATAAGTATGATTTTGCCCATACAATTGTTTGACCAGCTAGCATTGGAATTTCAGCGTAAAAGGTAGTACCATTGAATCTAAACAAAGATAATGCTGGTACTTGAATGTAATATCCACCTTCAAAATAAAGGTTTACTATTGTATCTTTAATTTCTGCTAGTGCTTGGTTTGTTGCACCAGAGAAAGTAAAAGGTTGGGTTGTAGAATCATAAATTTCCATACCAAAAATCTTACTTTCACGCAAGTTTGGAAGATCAGGAAAATATATTCTTTGTAGAGTATTACCAGTAGGTATTGCAACTTCTACATATTCTGCTTTTTTAATGAAAAAATTTGCCATTTGTTTTTTAAAATAAAATTGTTTTAATAAAAAGTTATAAGCTGCAAAACTCACATTATGCAGCTTATAACCAATTTAATTATTTGTTTAAGTTTGATGCACCCAAAGATAAGAATCCTCTGAAGATCAAATTAATTTGGCAAGCATTGGTAACAGCTAAACTTGTAGGTAAAGATAAACTGATATCAATTTTTGCAGTTCCAGAAAATTGCAAAGTTGGTACTAATGATGTAAAACCATCATTACCACTACTGCTGTTTTGTCCAGTAGTATCTCCACCAGTAGCGAAAATATTTCCAGTTTGAACAATTGGTACGCTGTAACATCTGTAAACGTCAAAGTTTTGCAAATATGCTACGTTATTTACAGATATGTTTAAATAGCTGTTAGTAAATAAAGCATTAGAATTAGTAACACCAGCAGTAGTTAAAGCTTCTGATTGAAAACCAAATAATTGGTAAGATCCAGCTGTAACAGCTGCACCAGCATCTGACAAACCACCGATAAATAAACCTACGCTAGTTGCTGTAAATGCATCTGCTCTGTTTAAGAATCTGTTTTCAGCTAAAGTGTTGGTTGAATCACCTTCTAGAACTGGAAAAGAGTAGGTAGTTTTACTTGCACTAACACTCTGGATCAGGCGCAAGGTACTTGGTGTAGTAACTGGATTGCGACCTGCGTTTTTGTAAGCCTGCTTTATTGTTGTAAAGGCTTGTCTTTGTGATAAACTCATTTTTGAGAAATTTTATTTTTTAATATTAATCGTTAAAATCTTCGATGTTGTACATACCGATTTCATCCATACCATTGATTTCGCTAATATCTTGTCCGATATCATCCATACCATTGATTTCTGAAATATCCATTCCGTTTACAACAATTACATCTTCATCTTCAGTTTGACCAAATGCAGCTGGTACGCTTGCTTTAAGCAATTCATAACCTCCCCCAATCATCATACCTTTACCAAATGCATCAACCATTGCTGATTTTGATCCAACTAGACCAGCAACTGGCTTAGTTAAAAATCCTAGTGCAACTTGTGCAATTGCTTTGTTTACTGGTGTTTTTGAAACGATAGGTAACAATTTACCTACTGAATTAACCACGAATCTACTAGCTACAGCACCAAATAAGGTTGCAGCTACTTCTTGCAAATTAACAGATCCCATAGAACGACGTACATTTGATTTACGACGTTTTGGCATCATGCTTTTTGCTCTTTTTGTTCTTCTTTTTGCCATTATTTACAAATTTAATGTTTTATTTTAATAATTTTTTGTACTCTCTTAAATCAGATTTTAATTGTTTTACCCAAGTAACATAAAATTGTACTACACTTCTGTATTTTTTACGATCTTCTAATTCCATTGAAGGAATTTTTTTACGCATACTATCTATATAATCTTGTTTATCTTTGATTTCTGAAATAGTATCTTTCATTTTTTGTAATAAATCTCCATTCATATCTGGCATACCAGATACAACACGAATATTTACATTATGACTTTTTGTATCTTTATGCATATTGGATGTTTTTTTAGCTGCTGTATTACCAATTTTTGATTTTTTTATAAAATAATCTTCAAATTGGTCTGTATCAAAACCTGTATTTGTTATCCAATCAGCAACTTTTGCGTTTAATTCATAAATATCATCGTAACTTTTGTTTTTTAAAGATATAACATTAAATAAATCTTTGGAATATTTAAACAAAAAATCAGTAAATTGTTTTACGTTATTTAATTTTGCTTTTTTCAATTTTGCAAAATTTTCAAATTGCGTTACACTTAATATTTTTAATAATCCTATTTTTGTTTTAGCTTTAGCTTTAACAACTTTATTTTTACCTCTGGCTGCTCTTAATTTAGCCATATATGCTTTTGCAGCTGCTGATCCTTTTTTATAATTAGCCATAAATATTATTTATTTTTAATTGAATATGCTATAATACCTAAAACAGCTAAACCACCACCAACTATACCAATTTTTTTGATATTTGATAATGCTGAAAACTTTTGCATTAAAGTATTTTTGTTTTGATTAGCTCTAATATCGTTAATTGTTTTTGCGTCAACTCCAGCACCCTGTGCAACTGCTGCTGTTGCAACTTTTTCAGCTGTTGCTGTATCAATTTCACTAAAATCACTAGCTGCAATTTCAGTTTGTTTTGTTGTTAGTCCAGCTTGCTTTTTAAATATAACATCAGATACATTTTTGCCTGTAATATCCTTAAAAGTTTGTGATGCTTTTTTAGCTTGACTAGCTAACTTTTCTGGATCAATACCAGCAGCTTTAAGTTTTTTAATAACATCAGCTGCTTTTATTAGTATTGGTGCTGCTGTTGCTGCTGTTGCTGCAACTACCACACCTACCTGTACTCCATCACCAGAATAACCTTTGTAAATTTCATCATAGGATGCTCGTTCTTCATCTACACCAGATAGTATTGCTTTTCGCTTTGCACCATTTTCTACAGCTTTAGTAAAATCTGTGCGATTACCACCTAGATCTTTCCACCAAGATATACCAGCATCACCTTTTTCTGCAATTATTTTTTGAAAATCAGTTGCAATACCTGTAAAATTTAATTCGAGTAAACCTAAAAATGCTGCTCTTGGTGCTGCTAGTCCAGCTGTAACCATACCTTGTTTAATTTTAGCTGCTGCACTTGGTATTTCAGCTGCTGCTTTTTTAACAGCATCACTACCTTTGGCAGCTGTTGTTTTAATGTTTTGTGCTACTTTTTTGAAATTCAATCCATTTATTGGATCTATTCCAGATAATGCGTAAAGACTCATATCTATATCTTTTTTAATTTTTGGCGTTTTTTCTGTGTCGAATGTTGGCAGTACTGCATCAGTAATGGTATCGGATTTAGGCAAGTAACTATATACGTGCTGTATTTTTTTATCTGAATAACCAGCGAATCTATATACTGGTGAATAGCCGCAGCATTGTAATATGGTGTTAGTAAATAAACTAAGATGCTTACAATCATTTCCTTTATTTGCATCAGCCAAAAATCTTGAAATTGTTTTTGTAGTTTGCCTTTCTGCTGGCTCAACCACATATAAAATTTCAGATTTAAGAAAATTAAATATATTCTTAGCTGTTTGCCTTTCATCTACTCCCTTAAAATATTTTGCTATTTTTTTTGCATCTGGTAAATTTTTTGCATGTTGATCAGCAATTGCATTGATAATATTATTAGTATTTTGCCAGCTATTAATTAGCCTAGCTTTATATACAGGATCAGGCAGCTTGCTAATTAACTTATTTTTTAGCATCTACAAATGAAATTTCTTTAGAATATTGCAAAGGTACTACCAAACCTTCAGCATTTACATTTCCGTTCAATTCAAATTTACCGCTTATTGCTTCTTTAAACTTACCTGTAAGCAAACTAGTAATTATAGTAACCAGTTCTAAATTTAGTTTTACTGGTAATTCTATTATTTTTTCTTCTAGTGGTTGCAAAACAAATGGCTGTCTGTAGTCAATTGTGGCCCCAGCTGATCCTTTCCAAAAAACATCAGCAACAATTGATTTTACTGATAAGCTTGCGTTACTAGGGTTAATCATTCTTACAAAAACAACAATGTTTTTAGTTGATCTGTTAAAATCTAACTTGGTAACATTTACATTCAAAGCTTTTATAGCTTCTTTTTTCTGTAATAAAAAATAAGCTGCTGCACCAGCTGCTAATATTCCACCACCAATTAATAAACCTTTGTTTGATTTCATTCTAATAAATTTCAACTTTACAAAAATAACACAAAATTTTTGATATAAAAAAATCTAAATAAAAATTCCAATTTTTTCACCGATTAAAAGCACAGGTAGGTATATAATATATAGATATATATCTATATATTTATACCTCTGGCTAAAAATTTACAAATTTAATTATTAACAATCTGAATAAATGATCCATTTTTTTCAATCATTTTATCTGCAAACCATACTGGTATAATTTTTTTCTCAATGTAATATCCAGTTTCGTTTATGTTTATCTTACATTGGCTTACAAAGTCTTTATACGTTAAACCAATTTTACCATTAAATACTTTATTTACAAGATCAAAACTTATGTAATTTTGCTTTACAATCATGTTGTTAATAACTTCATATTTTTGATTATTATCATCGTATTGAATTTCAATAGGTTTTATATCATCTGCTGACCTTAAAAAGGTACTTGATAGTGTACTGGTGCCAGAATCATTTTTTTCTATTGATAGTTCACTTTGAGCATGTCTAGAAGCAAAACTACCCAAATGTCCTAAACTAAAATTAGTTCCTTTGTTCTGGTGTAATATTCCAACTATACCAACTTGGTAGGTATCTGATAATGTTTTTAAAAAATGTATAGCAGCTTTCGCTTCACGAACATCGTTTATATCATAAACTAGATCTAGTAAGCCGTCAATACATAATAAACCTATATTGCTATTTATTATGCATATACGAGTAATTAAACTTATTATTTCATCGACGTTTAAAGATCTGGCAGAATAAG